TCAGCAGCAGCGCCTTCCAGGTCCCGCCCTCCGGCGGCGGGCGGCTGTAGGAGACGCTGTCCGCACGGCCGTCGTGTCGGGGCTGATCCCCAAGATGATCGGGATCGTCGTGGCGGTCGGGGTGAATACGGTGACGTTCGCCGTCACCGGCCGCAGGAGGGCGATCGCGGCGGCCACGGCATTGATCAGCGGCGTGCCGGCCAGTGCCCCGCCGGCCGCCAGGATCCCGACGCCGACGGTGCCCGCCCCCGCCCAGAGCGGGACGCACCAGGCGCTGCCGACGCCCGGCACGGCCAGAGCCCAGGCGCGGTAATCCGCCGCCGCGCCGCCCGCCGGCGGCGCCTGCCGGCGGGCCATCAGGCGCGCGCGCAGATCCTCGTCGCCCTCCGCATCCGCGCCGGCCCCGAGGCCGTCCGTGGTGGCGCTGGGCAGGATGCTGGGCACCGGGGCGATCAGGGCCAGGGCAGCGCCCGCCGCGGTATTGCCCGCGGCACCAGCAACGCGCGCGGTGACCGTGACCGTGGCGGTGCCGCCGCCCGCGATCGTGGCGTCGGCATCGGCGACAAAGCGCGCGTCGTCGGATCGGCGGAACTCGGTGCCGGCTGGCAGCACGGCGCCGGCGGTGCCGGTCAGCGTGACCGGACCCGAGGCCGTGACCGCGGGCTTGCGCGTGATGCCCATGATGGCGGCACGGCGCACGAGCTCCTCCGCCTCGGCCGTGTCATCCAGGATCTGCTTCGTGGCCCAGGCGATGTGCCCGTGCAGCTCGTGGCTGGCGATCGCGACGCCGCGCACGATCGCCGTCTCGGGCGACCGCCGCAGCCGCGCATCCGCGCCCGGCAGCGCGACGGCGACCTCGGCCGCCATGCGGTCGCGGATCTCGGCGGGGGTGGGGCGGAGCCAGGGCATCAGACCACCGCCCTGAAGCTCTCGACGCCGGCGACGCCGGGGCGCGCGATCGCGATGCCCAGCACCAGGCGGCCGCCCGCGTCGTAGCTGGCGGCGATATCGACCGTGTCGGCCAGCCCGTCCTCGCGCAGCCAGGCCAGCGCCTCGGCCGCGTAATCCTCGGCACGGCGCAGCGTTTCGGCCAGCCGCTTGGCGCGGGCCAGCAGCCACAGCCGCGATCCCCAGCGATCGCCATCATCGCCAAGCGCATCGCCGACCCAGCCGCGCCGATCGGCGGTGCCATCGGGGATCTCGTCATCGGACCGCGCGCGGCGATCGCAGAACAGGCTGATCAGGACGCAGGTCGCCAGGCCGTCCTCCTCGGCCAGGCCACCGCCAGCGGTGCGCAGCAGCTCGCCGCCGGCCTTGGCGTTGTCCCAGCCGAGGGCGATCATGCCGGCTCATCCGTCTGGGCGGCGCCCGACTGCACGCCGCCGTGGCGGTGATGGATCAGGCTGATGCCGTCCGCGGTCACGTCGCCGGTGCATTCCAGCAGCGGTGCCTCGACGCGCACCCGCTCCTCGGCCCGCAGGATGATCTCCCGGCCTTCGACCAGGATGCTGCGATCGTTCTTGAGGGTGATGCTGACGCCGGCCTGGTCGTTGTAGAGCCGCACCTCGCCCGGCTGCAGATCGGTGGGCCGGAAGCGCGGATCGTCCACGGCGATGGCGATGGGATGGTCGCGGTTGCCGCCGACGCAGATGACGACACACTGCGCGCCCGGCAGCGGCACGGCCGACAAGCCGTAGGGCTGCATCCGCTCGACCGCATCGCGCGTCTCACCGGCCAGCATCGTCACCTGCAGCTGCTGGATGCCCTCGGCATCGGCGACGGCACGCAGCACGCCCCGGCTCACCGCCAGCATGATGCGGCGTTGCAGCGGGGCCAAAGCGCGGGCGAAATCGGCGGGTGTCATGGGGTGCTCGGCGTTGGGGGCGGTGTCACGGGGCGCCAGGGATCGTTGCTGCCCGCGGCCCGGGATTGCACCCCATCGGACAAGGGGCTGCTGGTGCCACGCCTGCCCTTGGGGGCCTCGGCGATCAGCGCGTAGGCATCGGGCAAGGTGCATTCCAACACCGTCGTGGATCCCTGATCGCCGAGGACGAAGTTGACGCTGGCGATCAGCAGCTCCTCCTCGATATCCAGGAAGGCGTCCGCGACCTGCACGCGGGTGTTCGGCGCCCAGAGCTTGCCGGTGCCGCCGCGCCAGCCGGGCACGGTGTACTCGACACGCCGCGCCTTGCCGGCCGCGACCCGCACCGCCCATTCCGCCCGCTGCTGGAAGGTCGGGCCGTCGCCCGCGGCCTCGGCGATGATGACCTGCGGGCGCCACCTGGTGAGGGCGGGATCGGCGGCGCGCCCCTCGCCGCGCTGGCGGCCCTGCGGCGCCGTGCGCGGGGTGTCCTGCCCTGGTGCGATGGTCCAGGGGCCGGTGCTGCCGGCCGGCCGCGTGTATTGCAGCCCATCGGATGCCGTGCTCGCGCCGGCGTCCTGTCCGCGCACGACCACGATGTTGTGGCGTCCCGAGGCGTCGAAGGTGCCGCTGGCGGAGAGCACGTTGCCATCCGGGCCGCCCAGCACGATGGCACCGGCCGCGGCCCCGCCGGCGCCGGCGCGCGTCAGCAGCAGCGTCCCGAGGCCGTTGCCGGTCGCGAGCACCGCGCGCTGGCGGCAGGCGCGCTCGATCGCCTCCCAGGCCGCCTCGCCGGGCTGGAGCGCGAACTTGTCGAAGACGCGGCCGACGTTGGTTTCGGCGCGCACCGCGATGCCGAAGGGGCGCGCCAGCCGCGCCACCAGCTCCGTCAGGCCCAGGTTGCGGAACTCATGCGGCCCATCCACGACGGCCGCCCCATCCACCAGGTCGGCGGTGCGTTCCCGGCCGGCGATGGTGACGGCGTGCGTGCTGTCGTCGTAATCGGCGCCGACGCTGTCGATGAAGCCCTCGACCACCGCATCGCCCTGCAGCAGCAACTTGAAGGCCGCGCCCGGGCGCAGGCGGCGCGGCTCCTCGCTGCGGCTCCATCGCTCGGTCAGATCCAGATCGATCTTGGCGGCGCCGCACTCGATCGAGTGCGACACCTTGACCGTCTTCCAGCCGCGATGGATGCGGCCGTCGACCAGCAGCTCGGCCAGGGCGCCGGAGGCAAAGCCGCTCATCCCCGCACCGCTTCCAGCGGCACGCCGGCCGGCACGAAGCCCGGGTGCCGCACCCGGTTGCGCGCGACCAGGTCCTCGCCCCGCGCAAAGACGGTGCCGAGCGCATCGCCATCCAGCCGATAGGCCACGAGCGAGGCGGGCAGCGGCGCCGGCAGGATGATGGTCACCAAATCCGGCAGCGACGCAGCGCGGGCATTCAGATCCGCGATCACCGCCGCGCGCAGATCCAGCGTGCCGCGCCAGGTGTCATCGAGCCCGATCGCCGCCGCCGCCTCGGCCGCGGCTTCCAGCACGTCGGCCAGGCGGTCGCGCATCGCCACGGCCTCGGCGCTGCTGGTCCAGGCGATCTCGGTGGCGGCGCGGGCGGCCTCGGCGGCCGCGGTGACCCGCAGCACGACGGACAGCGCCTGGGCGGTGTTGGCCGTCTGGATCTGGGTCGGGGTGGCGCGCGCGGTCGGGACCGGGATGGCGGTGCCGGTGGCCAGGCGCAGCAGCGCCTCGGTGACGGGACCCGGCGCTGGCACGGCGGGCGGGTCCTCGCCGGCGATCGCGGCGCCACCACCGGCCTCATGCGCGATGGCGCGCGGCACGTCGGCGATGCGCGCCGAAACGGTGGCGGTGTCGCGGGCCTCGGTCGCGGTCAGGCCGGCCAGCGCGGCCAGCGCCCGGGCGGTGGCGGTGCCGGCGAGGGCGCCCGACAGGCCGGCGCCGAACAGGATCGAGGTGGCGGCCGAGACCAGCCCGCCGGCCAGGCCGAGCACGGTGCCGATGACGCCGTCGACGGCGCCGACCAGCGACCGCAGCCGGCCGACGGCATCCCGCACGGTGGCCACCGCATCGTTGATCCAGCCCAGCACGGCGCCGATGCCGTCCACGGCGATGATCGGCAGCGGGCGGCTGCCGAAGCGCTCGACCTTGAAGCTGATGCGGGCGATCCGGCCCTCATTGGCCGAAAGCCGCACGCGCAGATCGAGGACGACGACGTCCATCTCGCCGTACCAGGGGTGCACCAGGCGGGCGGGACCGGCGGCGCCGGCGGCGGTGCGGAAGGCTTCGGCCTGGGCGACGACGTCGTCGCCGATCAGCACCCCATCCACGCCGAATGTCTGCACCCTCGGCCCGAGGTCCTCGTGCCACGGCTCGTCGCGCAGGGGGAATTCATGGGTGATCCAGCGCCGCGCGGTGGTGTCCTCGCCATCCGAGACCCAAAACCCCTCGCCGCGCAGCGAGGCGGGGCGCAGCGCGCGCTCCAGGAAGCCGCCGCCGACCGCGCCGGTGCCGATGACGCCGGCCAAAAAGCCGCTCATGGCGTCACCAGCGACGGGCCGCGGTCCCACCGCATCTGGGTCGGATCGTTCGGCCGGCCGCTGACGCCGACCCGCCCATCCTCGACCTGGATGCGCAGGGTGCCGCCGGTGTCGACGCGGACCGGCTCGCGCGCGGCCCCGGCGGGCGGCGGGGGCACGCCACCGCCGGCAGTGGCGGGCGGCGGCGGCAGGCCGCCCGGGGCCGTCCCGGCGGGCGCGCCATCCTCCTCGTCGAAGCCCTCGATCCGCTGCGCGCCCCGCGCGCGGCCGCGCCGCCCGACCTGGCCAAGGGCCGGTTCCTGGCCCGGGGCGGCGGCCGGGGTGTCGCGGCCGAAGAATTCGGCGGCGGAGCGGAGCGCGTCGACAATCGGGCGGATGCGCCCCCAGGCGGTGTCCAACGCGTCGGCGACGCCACCCCAGAGGCCACTGAAGAACGCCGCAAGCGGCTCCCAGGCGGCCCTGAGCGGCGCCACCGCATCGCGCAGCCAGTCGATCACCGGCAGGATGCGTCGCCAGGCGCCATCCAGCGCATCGGCGACGCCGCCCCAGAGCCCGGTGAAGAACGTCTCAAGCGGCTCCCAGGCGGCTCTGAGCGGCTCCACGGCGTCGCGCAGCCAGTCGAGCACCGACCGGATGCGCTCCATGGTCCAGGTGAAGGCGGCGCCGATGCCGTCCAGGATGGTGGTCAGGCCGCTGCCGAGCCTGTCCCAGGCCGCCCGCGCCAGCCGGGCCGCGCCCGCGAAGGCGCCGTCCACGATGGCGGAGATCTCCGCCATCTGGGGTTCCAGGCCGCTGCGGAACCGCGTCCACAGCCCGGCCGACCAGGCGACCAGCCCATCCCAATTGGCGTAGATGGCGGCCGCCGCGCCGGCGATCAGCGCGACCGCGCCGAGGAACCAGCCCAGGGGCGTCGTGAGCAGCGCCGCGCCCAGCAGCACGACGGCGCCGGTCAGCGAGGCCAGGGCGGCGAGGATCGGCCCGCCGGCCACCACGGCGAAGACGGCGATCGCCGTCTCGATGCCACCGAACCTGGTGACGATCGGGCGGATGATGTCGCTGACGGTCTCGAAGGCATTGCCGAGGCGGGTCAGCAGTGGCGGCGTTTCATCCGTGCCCGTGACCAGGTCGCGCAGCCCGCGCACCACGCCGGACAGCACCTCGGAGATCTGCGTCGCCCAGCGGGTGAGCGAGCCGTCCGCTTCCAACCGGCCGAGCCAGGCCAACAGGTCGCTCAACTGCTGCTTCATCAGGTCGAAGAAGCCGGCGTTGCCGACCAGCAGCCCGAAGCGCGCCCAGGCGTCCGACAGATTCGACAACTGGCCATCCCAGCTGGTGGCGAGCTGCGCCATGCCGCCGCCATACATCTGGCCCAGCGCATCGCCGATGCGACGCGACAGCAGCGCCCGGTTGGTCTTGTCGACGCTGGCCCGCATCTCCTGGCCGTTCGCCTGCCAGTTGAGCGTGATCCGGTCGCCCTCGGTCCGGGCCATGATCCCGAATCGCTCAAGGGGGTCCATCTCGCCGCGCAGCGCGGCACTGAAGGCTGTCGTCACATCGGCCAGCGAGGTGGAGCGGATCGCGGCCGCATCGCCGAGCTGGCGCAGCAGCCCCGTGGTGGGGTCGATGCCCATGGTGCGGAGCGAGACGAAGGCCTGGGTCGCCTCGCCGAGCTCGAAGGGCGTGGTGCGGGCGAAGTCGGACACCCAGGCCAGCGCCTGCTCGGCCGCTGCCTGGCTGCCCATCACCGTCTGCAGGGTCAGCTGGTATCGCTCGAAACTGGCCGCGACGCCGATGATGTTGCGGTTGACCGCCGCCCCGGCCGCGATGCCGAGGCCGGCGCCGATCGCGGCCGTGCGCGCCGCGAGCCCCGCGATCGCCGAGGTCGCCTCCCGCGCCCGGGTCGGCGATCCGCGGTCGGCCAGCACCGTCAGCTGCGGGCTGTTGCGCCCCGCCCCGAAGGTGGTCAGGGCCGAGAACGTACCCGAGAGCGCTGCCCAGCCATGGGCGTCGCGCATCGCCAGCGGCCCGAAGTCGCCGGCGAGCTTGGCCTCCAGCGCCACCAGGTTCGGCGCGTCGGTCCAGGGCGTGACGAAGTCCGTGAACCAGGTGTCGCCGATGGCATCGAGCGCCGTCTGCACGGTCGGGTTGGTAACGCCACCGGCCATGGGCACGATCGTCAGCGTGATGCCGGCCGGCAGCGCCTCCCCCGGGTAGAAACTGTGCCGAACGTCGATGGAATTGCCGCAGGTGCCCTTGTGCTTTGCCGTCAGCGTCACGGCGGCGGACAGCACGGAGGCGGTCAGGGGCAGGTCGAGCGAGGCGGCGATCGCGGCCGACACCGCGGTCGCGACCGCGGCCGCGGTGTCGCCCGTCGTCACCCCGACCTCGACCCGCCGGCCACCGACCAACAGGGGGATGGTGCCCGGCGCTGTGGCGGTGCCGACGGCGGTGACGGTGCCGGTGGCGGCCACGCCGGCGACGGCGTCCACCATCGGGATCGCCCAGACCTCGGTGGTCAGCGTGTTGCCGAACCAGGCCGCGAACAGGTGCGCCAGCATCGAACCCCGACCGAAGGCGGTGCGGGCCATGGTCGCCGAGGTGATCTGGATCGGCACATTCGCGGCCGCGGTGCCGGTGCTCAGCATCTGGCCGAGCAGCATCACCCGCGCCGGCCATTTGGTCAGGCCCCGGATGGCGCGCGTGTTGGAGATCTCGACATAGGTGCCGGGCACCCGGATCGAGAGCGGGATCGCGTTGAAGCTGACCGAGGCGGACATGGCGCTACTCCTTGCGGCGGGCGGTGGCGGGGGCCCGCGCGCTCGAAGGCCGCGCCGAACAGGTTCTCGCAGCTACGGATCTCGATCACGCCGGCGGCCGTCTCGGGCGCCCAGGCTTCGAGCGCGGCGGCGGCCACCACCGCCATCTCATAGCCGCCGATCACGGCATCATCGCCGCGCCGGCGGGCGCGATCGCCCGAGGCGTTCTGCGCCACCAGGTAGACCCCAAAGGCGCCGGTGACGCAGCGCCGGGGCCGCTCCCGCCGCTTCCAGCCGAGGAAGGAGACGTAGACGCCGGGCGCGACCGAGAGGATGCGCGCGAGCTCGTCGGCATCGATCTTCGCGGGGCGGGAGGCGATCTCCTTCACGCGTCCCTGGAAGGCTTGGGCCAGGCGCGCGATCACGGCGTCCTCGATCGCGACGATCATCGGAACCCGCGATAGGCATCGAGGTCACATTCCGACAGGCCGGCGATGCGGGGCTGCGACAGCACGCCATCGGCCGCGGCCGGGCCCGGCGTCTGCGCATCGAGGCCGAGATCCGCGCGGCTGGCGGCGATGTCGCGCAGCAGCGCGATGGCGGCGTCGCGTTCGGCCTTGACCTGGTCGGTGGCCTGGCGATTGCCACCGAGGTGCAGGGTGTAGCGGGCGATGGCGCAGACGATCTGCACCAGCAGCGGCGGCACGAAGGCCAGCGGCATGGCGTAGCGCGACCGCAGGTAGCCGTCCGCGAGATCGGAGGCATCGGCCATCGCGCGATTCAATCGCAGCGGGTCAGGCGCGCCATCGGCGGTGGGGGCGAGCTGCACCAGCTCCTCCTCCCCAAACCGATCCACCATCTCGGCGATGTCCGCATAGGCCATGCTCAGGGCTTCGCCTTGGCTGCGGCCTTGGCCTTGGCCTTCGCGGGGGTGGCGGCTTTGGACGCCGCCACCCCCGGCTCCGGCGTCGGAGCAGGCGGCACCGGGGCGCCGGCTTGGATCTCGGCACCCTCCTGCGCGGGGGCATCTGGGTTCGGCGGCGGCACGGGCGCGATCTCCAGATCGGCACCCTCCTGCGCGGGGGCATCAGGGGTCGGCGACAGCATGGACGCGGCCTCCGGCTCGGCGAGTTTGGCCACGCCCATGCGGACCAACAGCACGACGTCCGCCGCCGTGGCGTCGAAGCTGCTGCCGGGCGGCACCAGGCCGTCCGGCGTCATCGTCGGGCTGATCGCGCGCAGGCGCATCAGTCGGCGGCCGTGGTGATCAGGTAGCCGGCGGAGACGCCGGCGAGCACCGGAGCACGCTCATAGGTGACACCGCAGACCCAGCTCTTGGTGCCGTTGTCCCAATAGGCCGGCTCGACCATCGGATGGCCGCGCATGGTGTAGGTGTAGCCGTAGGACGGCACCTCGGCGCCCATCGCCCCGATCGCCGAATAGGCGAGGATCGCATCCGTGCCCCAGATGTCGGCGAAGGCGTCATCCGCGCCGGAGGCAAAGACCCCCTTGCCGACCACCACGCGATCGACGTTCCACAACGCCGCCAGCATCTCCTCGGTGATGCTGGCGGCCGTGGTGTAGCGGAACCGGTTGAGCAGGATCGGGTTGTTGCGGGCGGCGGCGAAGGCCTTGGCCGACAGCAGCGCCACATTCGGATAGACGCCGACCGCGGCCCGGATTGCCTCGCGCCCCGTCTCGATCGTCACGCTGGGATCCACCGTCGCGGTGCTCCAGCGCGCGCCGCCCGCGAGCGTGACCTTGTTGCTGGCGGCGTAGCTGGCGGCCGTGCGGGCCATCACCGCCTGCTGATATTCCAGCCCCGTGCGCAGCTGGCCCATCACGGTGTTCACCGCGCGGGTGCCGAGATCGATGCCGGGCGAACGCGAGGCATCGCGCATCCATTCGCGCGGCACCTTGGCGCCGAGGCTATCCTGCAGCAGCGCGTAGGGCGCGCCGAGGTAGCCGAAATCGACCAGCTTGGTCGCGCCGCCCGGTGCGCGGCGGGCGTTGACGAGCCGGAAGGCTTCCTTGCCGAATTCCAGGATCTGGCCGCCGGAGAGGTCGACCGGGACCTCGGGGAACAGCACCGAACCGACGAGGTTGGACTGGGTGTAGCCGCGCGCGACCGTCGTCAGGACGGGATCGACAACACGGACCTGCGAGAGGCTCATGGACATGTTCAGGGATGCGCCGCGACTTCTCGCAGATGGTGACGTCGTTGCTGGCCAGCGTCGCGAGCAGCCGGCGCTGATAGCCCAGCAGCACGCCGGAGCCGGAGCCCGCCGGCATGCCGAAGGCCCTGGCCTCGGCACGGTGCCGGATCCATTCAGCCGCGCTGATCGGCGGCAGCGCGTCAGGCATGGACGCCGAGGATGCGGTTCTTGATCGTCTCGATCAGGGTCGCCGACAGCCCGCCCTCCTGGCCGGCGGTGACGGCCTGCGCCGCCGCGGCCTTCCGGGCCGCCTCGGACGCGCGCTTCTCGATGCGCTCTACAAAGTCTGCGTTGTGGCGCGAGGCCTTGGTCAGCCGCTCCACCGCCTCGGCGAAGAGCGCCGCGCCTTTCGGGTTTTGCAGATGCAGGGCGACCGCGCGGCCGCCCTCGTCATCGGGATCCTCGGCCGAGGCCAGCGCGTCATTCAGGAATGAATGCAGGAGCTCGATGTTGAGCCGTGCCATCTGGTCGCCGGGCGTGTCGCCCAGTTGACGCGCCAGCCCCTCGGCCATCGACCGGGACCGGCGCAGCCGCTCGCCCAGCCGCGCCATGCCCTTGATGTGGCGGCCGAGGGCGGAGCGCGAGACGTCCACCTCCAGCGATTTCAGGTGCTCCAGGATTTCGTCCAGCGTGCGCCCCTGCTCGCGCAGCTTGGCGATGGCGGCGCGGATCGGGGCGCCCAGGCGGTCGATGGAGGATGGGCGGGCGGCCATGTGGCCGCTACCGCGGCTGCGGCCGGGCGACGCCGGGATGTGGCGCGCCCTGCGCCACGGCCGCACCATCTGCCGTCAGGGTCGCGATCCACAGCTCGCCGGAAGCGGCCGCCAGCTTCTCGACCCGCAGCAGCCGCTGCTCTTCCAGCCAGGCGAGATCGGCGCGGATCAGGTCGCGCTTGATGACGCCGTGCCCGAAGCTGGCCAGGACGCTGCGCAGCGTGTCCTCGTTCAGGCTGTAGTCGTGGTCTTCCTGTAGCGCGCGGAGGACGACGCAGCGGCGATCCTGGGCCAGGATTTCGGCGAGGCTGGTCATCGTGCCGCCTTCCCGATCTGATGCTCGACCAACAACGTGGTCATATGCTCGACCCTCCCGACCGCGCTGGAGACGGCGCGCACCTGCTCCCCCACCACGGCGACACCACGCTCCGTATCGGCGACCCGGGCGGAGAGCACGCGGAGATCCTCGTCGCGTGGCAGGCTGGCGATGCTGGCCTCGACGGCCGTCAGACGATCCGCCTGGCCGCTGACAGTGGCGGCCAGCGGCTTGATCTGACTCGCCACCATGCTGAGCGTCTGCTGCCGCAGCATCCACAGCCCGGCGCCGCCGAGCAGCGCCAGCACGGCGAGCAGCAGCGGCTGGCTGCGGAGGACGGTTTCAAGCATGCGGTTTTTCCTCCGCCGGTTTCGGCGCGGGCGGGCGGACCATCGCGCGGATGCGCGCGATGGCGTCGGCCCGCTGGGCCTCGGCCAGGTCGGCCGCGCGATCGCCGTCGTCGGCCATCACAGGGGCGCGGTTACAGCGGCGGCCGACCGCGCCAAGGGCTCAAGCATCGGCGCCAGTCGCGCCTCCGCCATCTTGTGCAACCCGTCGGCCGAGACGCCCAGGCGCTTCAACGCATCAGGCACGCGCTCGGTGACATAGGCCGAGGCCTCCTTTGCCGCCTCCGCCGGGGTTATGAGGCCGGCGCGGGCCCGGGCAGCGGTCGCGGCCGCTTGCACGCCCACCTCCAGCGCCTGCAGCAGGTAGCCACGCACGCGGTCATCCGCCGCCAGCTTCAGGGCATCGGCCCAGCGCAGCACCAGCGGGCCGGCCATGGCCAAGGCCATCATGGCGAGGACCTGGATCATCACGTCCAGAAACGGTGCGAGGGTGTTCATGCGCGAAGCTCCAAGGGCTCGATGGCGTCGGACCAGGCAATGACGCCCAGCCGCGCCATGCGGCGCGACCAGCCCAGCCCGAAGGTTCCGGAGTTTGGCTGGCGCGCCAGGAACACGGTGCGCAGCGCGGTCAGCTCGACATAGACCTGGGCCGCCCCGCGATTGGCGGCGGCTGCCAGCGTCCGGGGCCCGATCTGGCCATCCTGCACGGCGCCACAGGCGGCCTGCAGCCACCGCGCGGTGCGGCGATGTTCCGGCAGACGCTCGAACCACGCCCATTCATCGCCCTCCCGGGCCTCGGCCGAGGGCGTCATGGCGATTTCCGGCGTCAGCGAACCGGTCAAGAGCTTGGCCTGCACTTCGATCGGCAGGGCTGACAGGTGGATTTCCGCCCCGCCGCCGCGCCCGACACGCCGGCGCCAGAGCCGCCCCTCGGCCTCGGGCCGCAACCAGCCGCAGCGATGGGCGCGGGCCAGCATGCCGCGGGGTGTGTCGGGCAAATATGGCAGGCCGAGGCCCGCCAGTTCCGCCGCCGTGAACCATTCACCGGCATCGGCAAGCGGCGGCGCGGGGCTGACGAGGGACAGGCTCACTTGCCGCCGATCCGGCGTGCCAGCGCCTTGCGCCGGCGGCGCAGCTCGCCCTCGCGCTCTCGCAGCTCGGCCATTTCGATATCCGCGAGGTAGCGCCGTTCGATCACCGCGAAGCCGAAGGGGGCCGCCAGCGCTTCCAGCAGCCGCCGGTCACCGGTCGCGTGCAACAGCGCCAGCAGGCGCGGGGCGCTGATATGGTGCTCGGCCCGGCCCTGGCTGGCATAGGCGTCCAGCATGTGCAGGCTGACCTCGGCGCCGATGTAGTCGCTCATCCGCCGCGCAACTTCTCTGCGGGTCAGCGGGCAGGCCTTCAGCGTGGCGGCAACCGCACGGGCCACGCGCCCGGCAGCCGTGCCGGCCCGGATGTCAGCCTCGGGGAAGGCAAACGCCGCCTGCGACGGCTCCCACCCCAGCAGATCGGGTTGCATGGCCGCGCGGGACATGGTTCAGGCGCGGCTCCGGCGGGCCGAAGGCCACTGGCCCCCGGCCCGCCGCGCCGCCACCATCGCGCTTGTCCTTCCCGGGACAGCAAACGCGATGGAGAGAGCAGTGAGTGATAGACCGCCGAGAGACTTGGAGGCCGGCGTAGGCTTGGCCGCCTTCGTGCTGCTGGAAATGCTTATCCTGCGCTTGGTAGCCGCCGGCGCCCTTGCGGCCGAAGACAGGACCCGCCTCATACGGGAGGCGATGGATCTGCTGGCACCGATTGAGCCATCAACGTCGGGGATGGGCGATCCAGCAAAGGCGCATCGTGCTCTAAAGGGCCTGCTGTGACCTGGCTGGAAGCCCCTGATGCGCCCCGCCTTCGTCATGCGTCGCCCCAGACGATCTCGGCCAGCGCCAGCCAGGACACCAACCCCGCGCACAGCAGGAGCACGAGCGCGACGCCGCGGACCCAGCGCCACCAGCCGATCGCGCGCCGCGGCGCCTGGCCCCAGGCCCGTGGGGGCGGCGGCATCGCAATGCCATTGTCGGTGGTGCCCCGGCAGTTCCGCAGGCACAGCGGCACCAGCATGGCGTAGCCATCGCTCGGCGCGGCGATCAGCGCGGCGGCGAAGCCGCAATCCTTGCACGCGGTCATTCGCCGGCTTTACCGGCGTGTCGGCCGGCCAGCAGCGTCGCCCGGATGTCCGCCGCGACCCGATCCATGATGCGCTGCTTGGCCGCCGTCGTGGTCTTGGGGCCGTCCCAGATCGCCAGGAACCGCGCGTATTGCGCCTCGGTCGGGTCCACCTCGGCATCGGCGCCACGCAGACGCGCCAGCGCCGCATTGACGGTCTTTGCGGGACGGTCGGGATGCAGCAATTCCTCGGCGACCTGCGTCTGCAGGCCCTGGTTCAGTTCGATCAGCCGGTCGAGATCGCGCCCCGACTGCGAGACCGGATGCGTGGCCAGCCGCTCCCGCAGCCCAGGCGCCAGCCCGGTGACGCGGGCAATGCTCATCTGGATGAGGCGCTGGCTCAGGCCCAGCTTGGCCGCGGTTTCCCGTGTGAAGCTGCCGGGGCGCATCAAAGCGAAACGCGCTTCGCTTTGATCGCGGGCCTTCTTTGACCGCCGGTCTCCGCCCTTTTCGGGAGGGTGCTGGAGCTGATAGATACGCTGCCGCTCGGCCAGGAAGGCGGCGCGATCCAGCGCCGACAGCTCCTGTCGCATCAGGTTCTCGTCGATCTCCAACAGCTTGGCGGCGTGTTCATCGCCCTCAAAGGGGATGGCGTTGATCGTGTTCCAGCCCAGTTGGAGCGCGGCCACGACCCGATGGGCGCCGGCGATCAGCGTGTATTTCCCATTTGGCTGCGCCGTGACCCGAATCGGGGTGTCCTGCCCCCGTTCGGCCATGCTGGCGGCCACCAGCTCCACGAATGCCGGATTGATCGGCCGCAGCCGCTCCCCGATCTCTATGTCGGCCAAGGGAATGGATAGGACGTTCACGCGGCCTCCGATTTCTGACGATGCGAATCTGGCCGCCCCCGGCTAGTGTCCTGGGCGATGACGGAGTTCGGGCGCCGGCGTTTCCCTTCGGGGGAGGGCCAGCGGTCGGGCCACAGGACCTCCGGCGGGATCCCCAGCGCTTCGGCGATGCGGAGTTCGACGGGGCGGCGGCGGCGGGAGCCACGGAGCGTTCGGCTGATGGCCGATTTCTCCCATCCCCAAGCCTCCGATAGGGCGGTCACCGGGCCAAAGCGTTTCACCAACGCGGCCTTGATGTCCTCCCGATGCCAGCCTGGCTCCGCCATTCCGCCCCTGCTCCCGATGGCCCGCCCCGCGCGCCATCGGCTCGGGGGTGTGGGGCAATGTGTCGGCAGGATATCCGAATGGATAACCCGAACGCAAGGGCTGTGAACCCGAAAAGGACTTCCGAGTTAGCCTTTGGCCTCAATCGGGCACCTGAATGGATAGACTATTGAAAACAAATGGATTTGTGCGGTATTTATGGTCCAAACGGATAACGATCGCGAGTTCCGAGTTCCGAGCGTTAACTCGGAAGTGGATCTGCGCACGCAGAGGCTGCGCAAGGCGGTTCAAGCCGCGGGCGGCAACCACCGGGTGGCCCAGCGCGCTGAGATGCCAACGCCTACCCTGAACAATTATATGAGCGGCCGAGACATGAAGGCAGCCGCCATGGTCGCTCTTGCCGCCGCAACTGGTGTCCGGGTCGAGTGGCTCGCCACTGGCGTCGGGCCCATGCACGAGAGGGACCTGGAAGCACCCACTGCGCAGCCACCAGCGCATGAAGCGGCGGCCATTCATGTCATCCCTCGCTACGCGGCGCGCGCCTCAGCCGGCGCCGGCAACCCTCATCCAGAAGAGGTCGAATTGCTTGGTCTGCCGTTCCCGGAAATCTGGATAAGGCAGGTTATAGGCCGGTCTCCGCATGGTCTGGTGATCGTCGATGCGGCCGGAGACAGCATGGAACCGACAATCAGCGACGGTGACCTGCTCCTGCTCGACACCGCGGCGCGGGACCTGCGCAACGGCAGGATCTATGTCATCGAGACGGCCGGAAACCTCCTGGTGAAACGGGTCCAACTTCGCATCGACGGCAGTATCATCCTGGTCAGCGACAACCCGAACTACCCTCCCGAATCCGTCGCTCCGGGCGGCGCCGAGCGCCTGCGCATCATCGGCCAGGTGGTCTGGCAGAGCCGCGCCATGGCGGGCTGAGGGTGGTCTCAGGAATTTTAAGAGACGCCTGGAAGGTTCCTCAGGCGCCCTTCATGGTCGGAGGCCAAAGTGCAAATTCGGCTGTCCCTCGGACCCGAAGGTGCAAGATCGGCTGTCCCGGCCACGTTCCGGCGAAATCACCAAAAATCCAATTTATATAAGGGTATCCCGTGCAATCCCGGCCGATCCCGGTTCATCCCGGCAAGTGCAAGACTCAGTGTCCGGTCTCAGCGGTGTTCTGGACGCGCACGCTGGCGGCCTCATCCAGCCCGCTCGTGGCATTGGCCGGGTCGAAGCCGGTGTCGCCGCCGGGCGTGCCGTAGAAATATTCCCAGTAGAACAGGATTTTGGCATCGGGGAACACGTCGCGCAGGAACAGCCCCTCGCCCCAGCCCGGATGCACGCAGATGACGTCCGGGCGCAGCCCCTGGCGTTGCAGGGCCTGGGCGGCCCGGGCCACGGCCTGGCCGCGGCGGATATAGGCCTCGGTGCGGCGCAGATAGCGATGCGTCGCCTCCCCCGCCCCATCGGGCTTGCCGTAACGCAGATGTGTGACCCCAGGCAGGGACGGGCCGGGATTCTCGCCAAGGCCGGTGACGCGCACCCCCGGCCGCGCGGCCAGCGCCGGGGCCAGATGCCGGTATTGGCCGGGGAAGTTCTGATGCACGAAAAGACACTGCACCGGCACGCTCCCTGACCACTCGATCTTTGACAAAGTCAT